GACCAGAGGCATCAGCATCCTTCTGCCTAAAGGTAGGCGCGGCAGCTACTGGAGCGTCCTCCTGGAACTCCCTGGAGACCTTTGCAGTCAGTCCCAGAACGTCATTTAGCTTAGTCTTAAGGGTATCGTACTCCTTAAAGTTCTTCGGGTCCAGGAACGCCTGGAGCGAGTGAGCAGACTTCCAGATACGCTCTAGTTCACCATCATCGTTGTTCAGAGGACCACGATCCGAGAACTCAGACTTGTCGTAATTACGATAGCCTTCGACCTGACGGATCTTGATCTTGAAGCTGGCACCTTCCCAGAGATCAAAGGGATTCAAAGGCTTCTCATCAGCGAACTGAGGATTCATCGCCTCATTAAGCTTATCGAAGATCTTCTTACCATACTTGAAGAGGAACACCTTACCTTCGTTCTGTGGCTTCGAAGGGTCGCTAACGATATACACATTGCTGATATATGTTAGCTTGCGCTTCTGGTCACGAGCTTGCTTACGAGCAGGTGAGTTGTCATCAGTGGTCGAGTTCCATAGCTGAGTGTTATACTCGCTGACTGGATCAGCCTTGCCGATTGTTGTTAGGGAGTTTTCAATGTACCACTTGCCAGTGGTTTGACCCTTAAACCCATGACCCCAAGTGCGTACGAAAGGCACGTCTTCAGCGGCAGGAGCAGGTAGGAAGCGAACAACGGCATAGCCATTGCCAGTCTTGTCTACTTCAGGATACCAGAAGCGGTCATCCGCAGATGAAGCATTTTCATTGGTATTAATCTTCTTAAGCTGAGCAGTTAGCTTAGTTAGTTCAGACGAACGTGAGTTCTTTAGTGTAGCAAAATCCATTAGTATTCTCCGTATGTTTGTATGTTTGTATATGTGATTATCCGCGTACTCAATAATATAACCTATTTATCAAAAACAGTCAAGGCAATATTTCGCATCTTCTGTTTATCATAATTTAGAAAGGGACGATACTTTTTACATAACAAATTAACTTCCTTCCACACAATATCGTCACCCAGTTCTTTATTCCAATGCTCGGAGAAACCTAAGAGATCATCTAGTATGATTAGACTCTCTATGCTTATCTTCTTACGAAGGAATATCTTCAGCAGAAAGGGATGCTGTTGATTCTTTACTATAACGTTTTCATCTAATGAAGTCAAGCAGTTTTTTAGCTCTTGTTCAAAATAATATGATAGTGCTTGAAATCTTTTCTTCCAGTCGACATAGATCTGTTCATATTTACAATTACCGACTAGATCACCTACCCAAAGATTAGACTCACCAATGACAAAATTTGATATTAAAAAGTCTTTGACATCTTTTCTCTTGGCTAACTTAGCGAAGAAGAACCTATCCTTACGAGTTTGGAATTGATCAATAGATGTTTTAATCTTACCATTATATTTTATGAAATCATATGACTCAGTCGTGAAGTGATTTTTCAGAGCAGAGTACAAGACATAAGTCTCATATGGGGTCATACGTTAGGAAGCCTTGCTATCTTGGGTAGATAGTTTAAAGTTTCAGCTTCACCCTGTACCTTGCTCTTCATATTAGAGTTCAGCTTGATAAAGGATGCTGCTGTTTCTACTTCAATCTTATTACGATCACAGTACAGGATAACAGCATCAATATACTCGATGTCAAGTTCCCATACTAGTTCTTCGATCTCACGCGCAAATTCTGCAGGTGTTTTTAGTTTTGGAAGGCTCATGACCAGCCAATTAGAGTTTTTAGATGAGCTATATCTTCAAGACGTTTCTCAGCACTGCGAGGATACTTCTTCGCGCGCATGTCTGAGGCGGGATTCTTAGGACCACGCTCCATACGCACTAATGCTTCTTTTCGCTTTTCCATTTTAGTCTTTGGCATAATATATCCTCTTTGTTGAAAGGTGGTGGGTATTCTGTTTCTAGGAACCCACCGAACCCAAGTCTAGCTTATGCGGCTAGAGCAATGCTTCCATTATCGTTAGCATTTACATTTGATCCGTCACGGTGGTATCTACCGATTAATCTCCGCTACCCTATCCTCGCCTGTCGATCCTGTGTCGCCCCCGCAATGGTGGAGGCGTCGGGTACTGCCCCCGAGTCCAGAACGCTAATCAAGTAACATCAACGACCAATTACTTCTTCTTCTTAGAAGTCATCTTCTTAGCAGAAGCCTTAACCTTAGTGGCAGTCTTCTGAACTGCTTCCTTAGCATCAGCAACGTCAACCTTGCCATCCTTGTTTACATCAAGAACAGCCTTAACATCTTCCTGAATCTTCTTCGCTTCTGCAGCTAGAGGATTGCCGGCAAATAGAGACTTAATATTGTCCCCAAAGATAAAATATACTGCAACTAGTGCAGCAACAACAAGTACGATATAAATCATTTTATTCTCCTTAATTAATTAACAACACAATCATTATACTATATGCGAACATTTAAGTCAAGCTTTAATAGCTACAGTGTACTCTACTGGATTATTTAATACTCCTCGCCGAATTAAATCGGTAGTCTTACGAGTGGGTTTCAAATACTGCAGTATTCGTGGAACAGCTTTAAGAGGATCAGCATTACCGCACATAAAAATATCTATGGCGATATAATTCACCTCTGGGTAGTGATGCCAAGACAGATGACTCTCTGCCAAAACAACAACACCAGTAGTACCACACTCTTCACCAAACTCATGTACATGTTCGCTTAGTACAGTAGCTCCGGCGTCCTGACAAGCAAGAGAGAACTGATGAACTAGATCTCCCTCGCTAAACTTATTGTTTTCTATACCCCACAGGTCTAGGATAAGATGATTACCAACATATACGCTGCCATCTTCCATTTTCCGGAAGTGATTAAAGATATCTTTCACCATAATTCATTCAGCACCTAGTTTTGTTACTTATTATTTATAACCAGTCCAATCAACTGGATCGCCACCCAAATACTCAAGCACACCATTAATATTACGAAGTGTGGTGAGACTTTCTTCAATATCCATGTAGTAAGTTGTAGGATTTTCTGCATCTGCAGTCCGATCAATATCCTTCCTGATAATATCAGCCAGATCTTCAGCGCATTTCTGAAGTCTTTCTACTACAAGGGAATCTAGTGAAAGACTATCAACATTAATAGTTACGGTTTGCATAATTCTCTCCTATAAAAAATAAAGAGCCTTTTAAAGTCATGCTCAGGACAAAGGTATTATTAAGCAGCTACAGCAAGTTGACCACGAATACCAAGAATAAGCTTATACTCATTAATGGTTATTGATCCCATATCCCTATTGTGTTCCTTTCTAATAACAGCACCCTTCGCAAGTTCACCACCCTTCGCCCAAGGGGTATCATGACCCAAAACAGAATCAGCAAGAGTAAGCGGTAACCCATCTATCGCACAAACATAACCCTGGATAGACAACAATTGTTCCCGTTCTCTTCCATTGAAGCTTCTTTTCTCTTCACGAAAAATAACTCCTGTTGGCTTATTAGAAAAATACTTGTAGAATATATTGAAACATTCTTTTTGATCATCGCTATTCGCAAAATTCTTTGTCTTAGACCTAAAGAATTCTTTCAAAAGATGCTTCTCACCTTCATAGTCGTGTAGAGCTTCATCAAGATCAGATTTCCTACCAGTCAATCTACTATAGACTGCCATGAAACTTTCCTGAAATTGTTTCATGTCAGAGATTTTGAATTCTTTGTTTAATTCTAAAAGACAGAACCAAACTACCTGAAAACAATTGAAGTCATCCGTGTTGAACTTTTTGCCTCGAGCATTTTTAAAATTGACAGCATCGGTAAACATTCTATCAACAACACTTAATGCTGTTTTAGAAGGGATTTCAGTTTCAGCATAAGGTTCAATTTGTTTTTGACCAGCGTTGACATTACCGCCACCCTCTGCCTTCAACAAACAAACCATAGCATATTCATCCCACTTACGACGATGGTTCGGTTCCATGTCCCAGTAATGAGACGAGAACTTTTTACCGTCTTTACTTGAAGAAATAAACAACTCGTGAGGTGTATTCTTATATTCTTCGTAATACTTTGTACGAGAACGTACCTCTTTACAAACAGCAGACGTTTCGTTAGACATAACCATCTCCACGAAATTAACATGGGTAGATTGATTAATGTTCCGGAACATCTGTGTAGCTTCTTCCGAAGTACACACAACAATAGTGCAAGGAATATTAAAAGATGCTAGATCAACACTGTTAGACATCTCGCTCCAGAAAACATTGTCAACAGCGAAGTCACCTTCAAAATACTTGCTCATAGCACGAACACGATGTCCGCCATCTATTACAAGATATTTTGCTCCATTATAAATTTTCTGAAGCTCAGGATCATTAGTAATGTCTCGAAGAGTGAGCATCCCAATCGTGTAATTATTTAGAAGAGACCTAATAATTTTAATATACTTATCAAAACCCTGAGATACAGGCGGTCTCTGCGGAATTGGATTTGGATTAAGAATTTTTTGAAGGGTTAATTGAATAAGTTCTTTTGCAT